AGTGGAATCATGTACTTGCATATTCCAGATGATGTCAAAGACTTTGATACATGCGGAACCGAAATGGCGCCAAATGGACCAGAATCTGATGGGAAATTTTACATTCGTCCAAGTTACTTTACATGGACGATATATCCTAGTAAAATATGGCATAGACCGGGTATTGTGCAAAGTAGCCAATATCGGTTTATATTGGCGGCAGATATAGATTACAACTGACGCGGATTAGAGAAGAGGTATCTCAGGAGTCTCATAAGCTCCAGTCGGTGGTTCGAGTCCATCATCCGCAACCATACAATTAAAGGAAAGTTATGAATAAGGTCAATAGTCGTTCATTAGAAATTGATACAGAAATGTGCGTTGCAAACGCAGGCGGCAATCGATATGAACTAGTAGTGATGGCCAGTGCCCGTGCTAGAGAAGTACGTAGACAGCATAAGTCTAGTGAAAAGTTTGAGCATTTACATACAACCATAACGGCCTTAAAAGAATTCCAAGACGGCAAGTACGACAAGGAATATCTTAAACGAGTCAAATGAAAACCCTTACATTAAGTTCTGGAAAACAAATACACATTTTTGATGATTTGTTTACACTAACACAGCGTCGCTGGTTTAAGGACTTTGCCCAGGATTGTTATCTCCGTCCTGAAGGTCGTAGTACCACAGCTTGGGAACACCCTGATAGATTTTTATTAGCAAGATTTGGTCCAAAAGATTTAGAAAATTTTAAACTTTTTGATACAGATGAAATAGAGCCAGTTTTCAAAATGATTGGCTCTAGAAGAATAGATAGAGCGTGGTTATTATTTTCAGACCTATCAACAAAGATCTACTATCATACCGATGTTAATCTCGAAACAGATTCAGCATACAGTATGTTATACTATGTTAATTTAGAATGGAAAGATTATTGGGGTGGCGAAACTATTTTTGCAGATGAAAATGGGGAAGCCGAAATTTGTATAAGTTACAAACCTGGACGACTAGTATTGTTTGACAGCAGTATAAACCATAAAGCGGCTTGTATAAGTTCGGATGCACCATTTCGATACACATTTAATTGTGTTTTTAAATAACATGCAACGGTGGCAGAGAGGTCCAATGCAACGGATTGCAAATCCGTAAAACCGGGGGTTCAAATCCCTCCCGTTGCTCCAATAATTCAATTGACAACTGCACTTTTTGACTGTATAATACTAAGTATATTAATTAACGAGCGACAGGAGTACCTATGAGAGAATACGAAAGCATTCAAGGCGATAATCTTGAAGAAAGCGATATGGCCCAACTATTGTCAGTAACTGCCAGTGCCGATGCTGTGGCAAAACTACGGGCCGCGATTCCAAGAGGTCCGAGTCTAAGCCATTGCAACGAATGTGGAGAGGAAATTCCACTAGCTCGCCAACAAGCTGTCAGCGGTTGTACTATGTGCATTGATTGCCAAACTTACTCAGAAAGACGTAAGTAATTCAATAATATTAAAAAATATTAGATTACATACTAAATATTTTTATGAAAAAATATCCTAATCTAGTTGATTCAATTAAAAACGTAGTTAAAAATTCGCCAGCACGATGCGGTAGAGTGTATTTTGATTGTGTAATAACCAAAGTAGACGATACAATTAAGGTAAAATTTTTACCTACAACTGAGTATTTTGAAATTGATGATAGAAAAGACGACGAGGGGATATTAGATAAGCCCTTTTCTTTTTACGAAAGTCATCATCATACTGGAATCGCTATAGGGTCGTTAGAATGTTTTTTTCAAAATAACAATATACCCTATACTATAGATGAATCTAATTCGCCGACATACTTTGAGGTATTAGTAAATGTATAATCTTGAACTAAATCATACTTTATCACATGCTAATCGATCATTTGATATCGACACTCCTGTAGATGCTGAAACAATAGCATATCTAAGTAACATGATAGATGAATTTCTAAATGTAAATCCAATTGCACATAAAAGTATAATCGAAGACAAAGAAATTATTAAAAAACTTTATTATGTTAGCATCTGGAATAGAGATGGCGAATATAACGGTGAATACAAACTTCCATCTTTTTGGGCACCATTAATTATTGTCCTTCCTCCGATAGATCGTACAGACGGTAAAGCATTAATTAATCTAGGAAGATTTTATTCAAAATTAGGTATGGAGGTTTTGAAAAGAGGATATGCCCTCGCATTTCAAAATAGCCTAGACTATCATGATCCTCGGGTGCGAGAATTGCAAGATTACCTGCATATCGATTACGATAAATTTGCAGAACTTAAAAATGATGACGACTTTCCTGTAAGGACGTTTATTTGTATAGGGAATAGACTAGTTCCAAATAGTGCTCATAATTGGGATTGGACTAGGGCCACATTATTTGAATCTTGTCCAAAACTTGATGTTAATTTTGTTAAGGATTATACATGATAGAATTGAAGACAATAAGTGTAAGACGTTTAGATAAAGCAGTAGTGCATCAGTTTTTTAATGCTGACCTAGGAATAAAAGAGCATATCCAAAAGAATTTTCAAGATAATGGCAAATTAGTCAGTATGTCAACTAGCATAAGCCAAGACTATTCAACTGAAACTAAAACACTAGTTTTCAAAACTCGAGAGAATTATTTTGAGTTTATAAACGATGAGGTATTGCGCTATCAAGAAGATGTTATACGAACTAGGTATAATTCCTATCATGATATAAATTCTAGCAAAACAACTACAGAGATTTAATCTGTTGTATAAAAACTACATAAGCCCTGCTTGACAGGGCTTTTGTTTGAGCTTATAATACTAGTATGATAACAGTAGAACATAAAGAGGTACGAGTAGAGTTTGATACTCTAACCCAAGCAATGGATTGGGCGAAAGAATCGGGAGAGTTCGTTACTATTAAAGTCAATGGTATGGAACTTGTAGGCCGTTTTGGCGCAGATAGTGTTGTAGACGGTAAATGCCCAGATGGTGTTGAATATAGTTGGAAGAAACGGAGATTTTGATGGAAAAGTTAATACGCGATGGAAAAGTAGCAGTAATTTACAGTCCGGGATTTGGGGCTGGCTGGTATACTTGGAATAATGTTCACTACGGTGACGAAATGCTTTTTGATCCGGTATTGGCCGCGTATGTCGATGAAGGTAAAATGGATGAAGCATTAACTTACGTTAATATGCGCTTTCCAGAAGCCTACAGAGGCGGTGTTGAGGATCTTGTAGTACATTGGGTTCCGCAAGGAACAGCCTTTCGCATACACGAATATGATGGAAGCGAAAGCATTGAAATTAAAGAAGAAATGGATTGGGTAGTAGCATGAAAATTAAATTTGATAAAGACACTATGCCCGACGAATTATACAATGCCTTGTTACAGCACTTTGTAAATGAAGCTGTTGGACTCGGTGTCGAAGTAAACAAGTTTACCCAGTTTGAAAATTGGGTTATAGAATGTGAAGTAGACGCAAAAGAAAGCGTACATTAAAGGAGGGCATCATTATGCCGTGGATTGAGAATGTAGCGGCTAGTGATGTTTCAATAGGCTTTCATCACGATGCCGGGCCAAACAGTATGCTGATCAGCATTGTTGATCCAGCAAGTTGGCGGCCTACTCCAAAACACCAATTCAAAGAAATTCATAACTTTGAATTTTTGGATGTAGAGGAAAAGGATGAGGTTCTAGAAGAAGAAATGAAGTGCAGTCAAGAACAAGCCAATCAGCTTGTGGCTCTTTTACAACACGCACTTGAAAATCGAATGAATGTTGTTGTTCATTGCTTTGCAGGCATTTGTCGTTCGGGTGCTGTATGCGAAGTGGGTGTAATGCTTGGATTCAGTGATACAGAGCGTTTTAGAAGCCCTAATCTGCTCGTTAAGCACCGTATGATGAAGGCCTTGGGCTGGACATACGACCCTAACGAAAGCCCGTTAAACGACGATTGGCGCCGGTTTACGAACGACTGGTAATCGTTGTATTAAAACAACACCATCAGTTGACGTTCTGGTACT